ATATTCCTCAAGGGCTGCTTTTTGGACCTGTTCCGGCAATGTGGACAATTCATAGGCTACCGATATTCCCATCCGTTCGGCCTTCATTGCTTCCTTGAAGTCCGGCAGCAGATGTTTGTCGATACTCTCATAGCGTCCCACCTGCGCTGGGGTCGTTCCAAGCTGCTCCGCAATGATTTTGCGCGTTTGACCGGGGATTTTCTGAAACTGCCGCTTTCGTTCCAGCAGTGCCCGGAGACGCATGACCTCCTGTACCCGTTCCCAGTCTGTTTTTTCCCGGTATCCGTTGGTTGCAATCAGAAGGATTGCTTCGTCTATCTCCCGAAGTGCTTCTTCCTCTGCAATCCCAGCTACGTCCTTCGGCTCCTCTCCATGGACCGTCTCCACTATACAGGGCATCTTTTTGTATTCCTGTTTTCCCCGTTCCACAAGCAGGACTGAGGCTAACCGCCGCCTGTGTCCGGCGATGAGACGGTATTTTCCACCGCCCAGCGGCACTGCCAGTCCCGGCTGCTTGATACCACCTGAAAGGGCAATCAGGAAAGCCAGCTCTTCAATAGCGGACATCGAGTAGAAGTTCTCTGTAGATGGTACAAGATCGTCAACGTCTAGGTATTTCAGCACCGCGCGGCCCGCCTGCTCGTCCGCTCTGCTTTTTGCCTGGATCGCGCTCCGGTTGCGGTTCAGGCTCATGATGTCAAATGCCACTGTTATCCCTCCCGCTGGTTGACCGAATTGGTCAAGATCAGATATTCCGCGACCAGTTTTTTATACTGGATCGCCGCCCAGCTTCGTCTGGCGAACTCACAAAGCGGTTGGTTCGCAAACGTGCTTTCGGATACTCTGGGATTGTAGGAGATAGCCGTTTTGAATACGGGGCAAATCCCGCTTTTCTCCAGTTCCTCCCGCGCCTGCTCAAATACTTCCCGGCGCTGCCAGTGCGTAAAGAATGCGCCTCTCAGAGACAATCCCGGGTTCAATGCCTTTGCGCTCTCTACTTGTTCCGCGAGGTCCACCAGACCGGAAAAGGAGAAATCATCAGGCCGGATGGGGATTAACACATCATTAGAAGCCACCAGAACGTTCAAAGCCACTGTATCAATAGATGGGCCATTGTCAATCACGCAGTAATCATAATCCATTTCGGGCTGGTGCAGGATAGATTTTAATGTCCTTGCCGTATCCCTTCCCTCATCTCCGTAAATCTCGCGGTCAGCTGTGTAAAGGTCCATATTGGATGTGATAACATCCAATCCCCTGTAGCGGGTCGTATAGATGGATTCCAGAATGTCCTGCTCCGGGTTCAGAAGCAGGGCTGCAAGTCCGTCCTGTTCCCCATACAGCCGGAAATACTGGGAAGCGTTGCCCTGCTTGTCCCCGTCCACCAGAAGGACGCGCTTGTTGTGGATTGCCGCAAGAATGTGGGCAAAATTGGCCGCTGAAACGGTCTTTCCCACACCGCCTTTCAGGTTGATAAAAGAGATTGTTCGCATGGTTGGTCTTTCCTCCGTCTCTATCGTGTTTTTGATCCGGTTGACGGCTCGGGCATAATCAGCCGCCCGCTATTATCCAGTTCAAAGCGAAATTCCACTTTTCCTGTACGAACACGATGGACACATGCAATGTCGGTGATTTTATGGATACGCCCGCCCATATCCCGTATGTAGTCACCGATTTCAAACGGGCAAACAGCGTTAAAATATACCGTTTTCACAATTCTTTCCTCCCTGCTTCTTCGTCAAAATCAGTGTCGTGCCCGTCGTCCGGTTCTGTTTGGTGGATATTCTGCTGCTCCTTTTTTCTCAATTCCCAACGGCATTGCGCTGTTAAATCCTCCATCTGTTCGACAAACTCTTTGTTGATGGCGTCATAAGGGAACATGACCGCGACAGTCAGCAGACCAGCCTTGGCAACGATATAGGTATTACCGTCCTGTGTCTGTCGTTCAAACAGCTGCACCATATCCAGAACATCCTCAAGCGGCTGAAGATATTGGCTCTGGATAAATGTAATGCCATTCCGCGTTTTCAAAGGCTTCAGAATCCTTCCGCCGTGTACTACCGAAGGTCCCGCCTCTTCAACCTGCCTTTCTCCCTGCGCTATATCATCCACATTCACCGTTTCCGGGAATGCGCTATGACGAAACAGAATCTTTTCCCACTTCTTTTCAGGAATATCAAAGATAGTGCGCAGGCTTTCTCCATCCAAAATTGGGAGGCCGTCCAACGGGTAGGCGGCTGACCCGTCACCAAGCCACTGTGTGATCTCGCCATTTTTACTGATCCTGTCGAAGAGGACAAAACGGCCTGTCCTGATGCAAATGGATGCAATTTTCTTGATCTTCACTTTTTGTCCCTCCAAATTTCAGATATTTTTCAACTGTAAGCTATTTTCATCCCAATTCCACCAACCTTGTTTCCCTCGCGCCGGGATTGCCTTGTCAAACATAATCGGATTTTTCAGCACCCATGCGAACCTCCCCGGCGTGTAATCGCCTAAAACCTTCTCCCGCTCTGACAGCTTGCCTATAAGGGCCTCCACGGGGACACAATCGACAATTTCAACTGTGCCAATCACTGCACTAAAAACAAGCATTGAAGGAACTCGTACAGCCCCGTTTGCCTGTTTCAACTGATACTCTAACAACATTTTTGAATGTTCTTGTATATCCTTCAATGTAATCAATCTTTCAACCCAAATATCGGTTTTGGCGGCATGTATAGCAACGCGCCCTCGAATATTCGTGCGGCGCGGTCGTGTCTCATACTGTTTTAATCCCGCTACAATCTCAAACGCGTAAGGCTGATATACCGTAATCGCTCTCATTTTTCCCCTTCTCTCTTCTATTGTAAATAACCAGCATCGAAGGAAACGGTGCCCGTGAATATGCGTTCCCATCTTCGTCTGTGAAGCATAAACGACCTCGCAAAAAACGAATTTCCGCGTGTCTATAGATATATTCGTGAAAATACGTTGTATCTGTCCGGGCTGGAATCAGCAGTACGATGGTTGTGCCGTGCTGCGCTTCCTCATATGCCTTGCGGACCCACTTCCCGATTTCACGCCCATATGGAGGATTGCAGAATACAGCGCCACCTGAAATGTTCCACGGACTTTTCAATCCGTCCGTTTCTGGTGTGTAGTACACTGGGCATTTTGCGCTTTTGTCTGTTGCCGCCGCGTCAAGCGCAAAATGAAATTCCGTGTCCAGCTGGTCAAAGAATCCCTGCGGCGTGCAATAGCCCATTTTTTTACTGCTTAACAGCACCGCGTTCATCCCCCGGCCCGCCTCCTTCCTGCGGTTCGAGAATCAGGCTAACCAGTTTCCCGTTTCCGTCCAGCTCGTGGAGGAACCGAACCGTCATTGTCTTTACAGAATGAAGGGCCACAATATCCGTGATCGTGTGTCCCTGCCCGTCCGTTCCCTTGCTTCCGCCCCCCAGTTCATAAGGGCAACGGGCATTAAAAGACGCAAACTTCATTAATTCACCTTCTCAATTTTCCGCTGTCCGGTCCGGGCTGTCTATATGGTCCATCCGATCGAAACGGTAAAAGAATCTGTTTCCCAGCTTGTCCACCGCTTCAAATACGGTTCCTTCTTGTAACTGTTCCAGTTTCATTTTTCAGCCCCCCTTTTCAAACTTGGCTGCTTCTGACTTACATAATCCAAAAACAGAACCGCGCCGGTGAAGCGCACACGAAACGGTTCCAGGTCCTGCGCGGTCACATATTGCCTCCCATATAGGATTTTCATGCTGTCCCACACCTCCCACGGGACAAAGAAGAAATCATTCCCGATCCCGGCGCATACACCCGAGAGCGCACCCCGTCGGTCGTGCTTTTTCAAGGTCTCCATCTGCTGGTCGGTCAGCACATCCTGTTTGAGCCGGTCTGTTGTGGTGTACTTAGCTTCAAACACGATCGACCGGCCACCCGCAAGCGTCCCCTGAAAGTCCGGTTGGGCATGGGCCGTGAACCGGCCTTTGAATATCCCGTCCCGGCTCTTCTCCATCACCCGGAATGGTTCCGGCGTCTTGTCAACCTCCGCTCGACCCTCCATGGAGTACACGACACACGCCGCTTTGATAGATTCTTCGAAGAAATGCCCCTGTGCGTTGTTGACCCGGTTCTGCCATTGGCGGCGGATTGTCTTTGCATTTTTCATAACTCCATCCCCTATTACAGTGTACTTATAGTTTAAGATATAGTAGATAACTATATCATTGAATCAACTTCCACATCGCAGCCCAAGATGAGAATATAGATGCTCATAAAGCTGTTTCTCTATCTCATCTTTGTAAACTTCTAATAGTTCTCCTTTCGTATGAATGGTTATTGTTTCTCGAATTAATGGCTGTGCAGCATCTTTTCCATCAGGTTGAGTCATATTTATCGCTATCTGTGTTTCTGGTAAATATGCCACGGCTTCCATTAGCTTGTGGTTACATGTGTCACAAAATGGACATCTTCGGCATTTTTCCGAAAGTTGTGATAGTCCCATTTCTTTTACCTCCTTTCTACTCTTTCTTCCTCAGCTTCAGGTAAATGGCCCAGCCTGTGATTTCGTTATATTCGTACCGCACCCCGTAATCTTCACTGGTCAGGGTCCAGCCCGGATATTTCTTTTCCCAAAAGGTTCTGTCCGGACGTTCGCGCACCAGTTTTTCAATCTGCCGTCGTGTATACTTTCCATCGTTGGTGCGGCTCTCCGGTCGTTTCAGGTTGTGAGACGAGGACCAGCGCTTTTTTCCTCCGGTCTGCTTCACAAGATAACTGCAAAGGGCCGCTATCCCGTTTTCGTCCGCCTGTAAGCGGTCGGCGTTGCAATAACCGATCCTGTCGCCCTGTTTCTGCCCTTTACGCCTCGGCTTCCTCCACAGTTCCTCTACGGCATCGCGGGTCAGGCCACCGTTCATGATGATGTGATGATGGATACGGGCCGGCTTGTCACAGTCTCTCCCTGTGGTGCAGGCGGTCACGAGGATGTATTTCAAAGGCGGAAGCCCTGCCTTTTTCCGGGCATACTTTATCCTGCGCAGCCAGTTTGACGCTTCCCTTTCGGCTTCCTCTATGGTTTCCGGAAGATGTTTTGGACTGTATGTAGCTGTTACGTGGAGTGCGTCAGGGTCAGCCCCGAAATTCAGTTCCCCAATCTGCACCAGATACCTCCGGGCGTTTTTGTCATTCAGGTTTTTCTGTTTGGGTGGGGATTCTTTGATCTTTTTAGACCGTCTGCCGCGGCCTGACATGCTCTTTTGAGCGTCAGTGTAGGGGAAGATGTCAACCTCCCGGTAGTGGTCCCCGCAGAAAATCTTCTTTTCTCTGATAAAACTTCTCATTTACGCTTCATCCGCTTTCCGCTGGATAGTGGAGCGGGCAGGTTCCGTGTCCCAGCCGTTTTTGAAATATTGAAATCATAGTTTTCAACATTTCAACTTTTCAACAATTCCGACTTTTCTTTCAGGACAGTGGAAAAAGGAGTGTCCAAAATCCCCCTGTTCTAAAAAAAGGCTTCGCTCAAATGATAATACCCATTACAAGCCCGCCCACCGCCAGACGGCGGCGCGTTTCCCTTGACTTTTGCCGCGCACTTTGTTATAATGTGAGTGTTCAAGTGGTTGGTTTTTGCGACAAAAGCCAATTTCAGAAAGCCGCCCTGTGCTTGCTCTCGGAAGCGCGCACAGGGCGGGTTTCCTATCCTGTTATTGTCAGTTGTTCATGCTGTACAGTTGCTGCACGAATCCGCTCATCCGCCATCCTGCAATACTCTGGGTTCAGTTCTATGCCAATAAAATTCCGCGCCAAATGTTTGGCCACTACGCCAGTAGTCCCGCTTCCCGCAAACGGGTCTAAAACAAGTCCCCCTTCCGGACATCCGGCCAGGATACACGGTTCCACCAGTTTTTCAGGGAATACCGCGAAGTGAGCGCCTTTAAAACCACCTGTACCGATTATCCACACATCCCGCTTGTTCCTGCGCAAATTCGGAACTTCATTCCTATATCCCTTTCCTCCGAAACTTTTCAGATACCTCGTTACATTGATTTCTGCAATCGGTTCGCTGATTGCAGCTGCATCGAAGTAATATCGGTCTGATTTTGACAGGAGAAAAATATACTCATGGCTTTTCGTGCAACGGTCCCGGACACTCTCCGGCATACAGTTGGGCTTGGCCCAGATAATATCCTGCCTCAAATGCCATCCATCCGTGCGTAAGGCAAACGCCAGCATCCACGGTATCCCCATCAAATCCTTATACTTATAGCCGGCCGGCAGTTGCTTTGCTGTGTGACCATGAATATTTCTGGTGTTTGTTGGCGGCTGCGCCCCTGATCTGGTGGCGTAGCTGTCTCCGATATTGATCCAAAGAGTTCCATTTGGACGAAGAACCCGCTGGACTTCCCGGAATACCTTCACCAGATTTTCTATGTATTCTTCCGGTGTGGCCTCGGCACCGATCTGTCCAGCCATTCCATAGTCCCTCAAATTGTAATAAGGAGGGGAAGTTACACAGGTATGGACACTATCCGGTTCCAGTGTCCTTAGTTGTTCCAAGGCATCGCCGCATAATATGGTTTCCATGCTCTAAACTCTCCTTACATGTCCATAGGGGATTGCTCTATCATGATTGCTCCAAAGCTCCTGTATACCGGTTCCGCCCCTGCTTTTCCAGAAGATCACCGATTCTGCGGCGTACCCGGCTGTCTGCGTAATCTATGAACCTTGTCCATGCTTCTATCGGATTTTCGTAGATACCCTCCGCTTCCGGTTCCCCGTCTATGTTTACCACATACTGACCGCCTCGCTGCGTCAGGCGGACCGGTCCCAGTTTATAGACTGCCATGGTCTCATAGCCCTCCTTTATCGTCCGTAACGTTTCATGTACGATCTCCTTTATTTTCCGGCCTTTTCGGGCACCATGCTGGAATATACGGCAAAAAATGTTCGCGTCCGATTGTATAGCCCTGCCACCGGCCATGCGCCATACATCTATACACCGCTTTCGCCTTTACTCCCGATTCTTCCACAGCGTGTTCGCATCCTTCACACGTTCTGGTGAAGTCAGCGCACATGTTTTGCTCGCGTTCCGCCGCCTGATTCATGACATAAATATTGGAGCGCGGTATTGATTTCGTTTACCGCCCGGTTCAGATGCTCGTTCGCCTCCGGATCATCAAACTGGATCAGATTCTTGAGCGTCCTTTTTACGCTCTCGATATTGTCAGCGGTTGCGGGCTGGTATTTCTGTAGGATCACCTGTCCGTCTACCACGAAGAATTCCATTGGTGTTCCCTCCGTCCATCCGTTGGCGTTCCGGATGCTCTTTGGGATTGTTACCCGGCCCAGGTTGTCAATCCCTCTGACGATACCTGTCGCTTTCATGTTTCATCACTCCGTTCTGCTCCTGTTTTAAAATTTCATATAATGCTGATTTCATCGCCGCGCTGTAATGATAGATTCCATCGTAAGGATGATATAACGCTGAAATGACAAACTGGGTGTCGGGGCTGACGCTGGCCCAGTCCCCTATCTTTTCCCCGAAGTACCGTTCGCCCTCGGGAATCATCCGAATATCGTCCTTGAAAGAGGCGACCTCTTGACCGTTTATGTAAACATCCGCCGCGCCCTGCGTGACCGACATCCTCCGGCGCTTCACCTCGATCTCAATTTTCAACGGCGTTTTTCCTCCTTTGCGCTGCGCCAGATTGCCACAGCGGCGATTACAGCGATGGCAACAGCCGCATAGACTGTGCACAGACTGATCTTACTAATGGACAAAGTGAGCTGCCACCCACTAAACGCGATCCCGTCCATCGTCCTCTCCAAGCCAGATGCTGCGATACCCCATCTTGACCTGCCACGCGAACACGCGCAGCCCTTCAAAGGACTGCGGCCAGCCGTATAGTTCGCATAGTCTTCTGTAGGCTTTTAACGTGTTGTATTGCAAAGTTCCGCCTCCTCTCATGTTGACATCTGCCGCGCCAGACCGACTGCAAGCCCTGGTTTCCTGGTTGAATTCGATCCCGCCCATGTCGTACGCTACGATAGACATAGAGATCATCCGACCTTCTGCTCCGGCTTGCACTCTTCTTTCAGTCCGGCCACCGTCGCTTCGACCGGTACCCCCAGCCTTTTGGATGCAATCATCGCGCACCATTTCACGTAGTTTTCAATTCTGGGGACGCCCTGCCAATTTGCAGGCGGTACAAATTCTTTCATAGGGTCTCCTTTCTAAGCCTAGATGTCTTCTCGTATTGCTTCAAACCTTCCTTCTTCTGGATCGCATACGACTGTGACGCGGAATTTCTTATCGCTGACCCACAGCAGCTTTCCAAGCTCGTGCATCATCATAGCTGCTTTTTCCATGCAATCCAGTTTTCCGTTCAAGACTGGATTGACAGGTGACGGTACCTCACTGAGTTTTGCACCTTGGGACTCCTCCAAAGTGGATAACTGGCGCAGCTCTCTTAAAATCTGCACTAGAAGAAGCGTTTCTCTGCTCCGCTGCTTCTTTGCCATTCCTTCCATGGCATCAAGCTCTTTGGTTGAGGTGACCACTCTGCTTTGCCCTCCTCACTGTACTTTGAAAGTGATTTCATGACCGGGATTCTCGCGGATCAGCAGGGCTTTCATATCTTCGACCATCATGTTGTTATCCAAGGCCGCCTGAACCACGTCTACCAGTTTCTTTCCATCCAGATAGGCCCAAACAGTTGTTTTCTTTTTTCTACGCATGCTCTTATGCTCCTTTATCATTTCGTTCCTTAAATTATTTTTTCCAGAAATTCACGCAGGATTGGAACTATTATTGAGGCTGCTAACGCGACAATAGATACCCACAATGGGAAATCTGGATGTCGCTCTTAAAAACGCTTCATGATTCTGGCGATTTTTTTATACAGGTTATCACCTCGCTTTCTGCCATTTCATTTGCTATACTGAATAACGGAAGGGGGGTGGATTGTTTTGAGTTCAGCCGCACTAAAAATGCTGCTTTATGCTTGCGAGCGTTATCGAGCAACAGGCGATATATACATCGACAGTATGCATCATCGGCACCAACAAGATTGGAACATCTCTTGCACTTTTTCTGAAGGACATTATTAATACGCCCCATTTCTTTTTCCATTATGCATCTCCTTGTTTTCTCCGCCGCCCGCCACGGGCGGCTTTTCTCTTGCTTTTTGGGGTGCTGCATGTTATGCTTCGGTGGAAAAGGGGCGTGAATACAATATGGATACTACTCGTGATTACTCACTTATTATCCTAACTAATGAAGAACAAATCCTCTTTGATCGTTTCAAACGATCAGATTCAGTCTGTCTAACCAAGGATGAATTTGAAGTCCTTCGAAATCGCGGTTTAGTTAAAGGTCTTTTAGGCGGAAAATCAGATTTCTTTGACCTTCCATCAAGTGGTATTTGCGAAATTTCCGAGCTTGGAAAACGACTTCGCGTTTACCAAACTCGGTCAAAAAAGCAGCATGTTTGGACCGAGTTTCGCGCATGGACTACGCTTGCAATCGCTTTGATTGCCCTAATTGTTTCTATCGCATCCTTATTACTACAACTGAGATAATGATTGAAATAACGCAAACCAAGTCTACAATCCACCAAACCACCTCATGCACTATGGGGTGGTTTTCTTTCAACCATTTCCAAAACAAGAGCTTCACCTCTCTTTCTTCGCCGCTTGTAGCGGGCGGCTTTTTCATGCGCTGTCCGCTATGTTCTCCCGTTTTGTTGACTGATGGCCTGATGCGGCAATGCTAGCCCCAATTAAAATGGATTCTATAATGGTTTCCAGCGCAGGAAGCCTGTCGCGCGGTACACCTGCCATAGCCTTGGATATACGTATGGCAAATGACAACTGTTCTGAGGTATACGCTGTATTATTCATAATTTCACCCCCCTGTCCTGTTGCTTCTCTGACTATTATATGCTTGTTTCAGTCTATTGTCAATAAGATTTTGTGTGTTTCAAACTTTTTGTTGACACGCTGACTATTTTGTAGTACCATTTATAATAGATGGAAGGGAGGCTATACTTTTGAATGAGAGAATAAAGAAACTTCGTAAAGCTCTCGAGCTCACGCAACAAGAATTTGCAGATAAAATAGGAACCAAGCGAAACACTGTCGCTAACTACGAAACTAACAGAAATGAACCTAGTAATTCCGTGATTTCTTTAATATGTCGGGAATTTTGTGTTAATGAACAATGGCTTCGAACGGGAGAAGGAGAGATGTTTATATCCATCCCTAGCGATACATTGGATAGACTTGCCCATGAATATGATCTATCACGCCGAGGAATGGCTATTATTGAAAAATTTCTGGATTTGAAGCCTGATATTCAAGAAGCTATCGCTGATTATATTGAAAAAGTCGCAGCAACTTTTTCTAATGACCACTTCCCTGCTGCCTCCGCCCTTGTTCCTACTCCGACTCTCACGGTTGAGGAGGAGGCCCGTGCCGAAGCCGAAGAATATTATCGGGCCATTCTTGCCGAAAAAGAAGCGGCGGCAGGGTTATCAGCTTCGTCCGATTCCATCAGCGGGGCAAAATTGGCATAAAAAATCCCCCGCCCAAGCAGGCGGGGGGAGCGTGTCAGATCATAGACATCTGCGATTTGCTGAGAAAATAAAACCGCTTTTCGTGTGTTAAATTGTTATTGAAAGAAGGGGATAAAATTTGATCGGGACCACGCTGCAACAATTAATTACTGAAAAGGGTACTAATGTAAATGAACTAGCTAAAAAAATTAAGATAAGCCCTCAAACCCTGTATAGTATTATCAAACGGGATAATATGAAAATAGACTTCGACGTTTTGCTACGGATTTGCGACGCCTTAGATGTAGAAGTTGAAGTGTTTTATAAGGATTATATAGAGAATAAAAAGCCATCTTTTCTTTCACATGAGGCAACGGAGGTGGCTCAAGCCTATGAAAGAGCCACTATTAAGGAGAAAAATACTGTCCGGCAGGTTTTGGATTTGAAACCATTAGAGCCCTTTGCTAAAGAAGTTTCTAGCTCGGATGATCGAAAATTTGCAGTTTGA